AGACGTTGAAGTAAAATCGCTTAACTTTACATCTCCATCAGCAGTAATTGTTCCAGTAGCATTAATTGTTCCTGCAACATCAATTCCAGCAGAATCAATGTTCAACATATTATTATCGTAACCGATCTTAATAGTCGAAGCGTCTTTATTATAAACGTTCTTACCGATTGCAATACAGTCTGCACCGACCTCAGAGCCTGGTCCTATTTGATAACTTTTGTATCGCCCTTGGTTATCTGCATTAAAATGCATTAATTGATCACCTGCAGTAAATCTGTGAAGACCATCAAGGGTGCCTCTTAATATACCAACAAATGAGCTACCAGTAACATTGTTTCGAGCAGAGGCGGGCGCTGGATCAAACACTCTTCCGTAAACGAATTTTGCTTCAGTAGTGCTTGTAACCTCTTTTACAAACGCCACTTCAGCATCTTTAAATCCGTGAGAGGAGTCGCCGTCAGTTATGACCGTAATAACATCATTTAATTCAAGGCTATGAGCGCTTGAAAAAGAAAGAGAGAATGTATCGGTTTCGGTCGCTCTTGTATTGTCGGTTAACACAGTAACAGTCCCGTCTGAGAGACCCATATATTGATTTACGTCAATTTTATTTATAGTAAATCCGCTGGTTAGTGCGATTTGATCATTACCATCTGGAACTTGACCAATCGATTTATAATTGCCACCATAAAGAACTACGGTAGCTTGTTCCGCATCTACAGCAGTAACTTCGGCATAAAGTGTTGCCGCAACAATCGCGCCTTCAAAATCTATTGAAATAGTAACTTGCAAAAGATCTCCATTAGATAAAACTGCTGACCTATTTGATTCGCTGTCAAAAGTAAGTACTGCGGCTTCCGCCCCTCCTGCGGGAAACGAAGCTTCAGAATTTGATGAACGATTATCGGTATCTTGAATAGCCGAAACGTTCCATCCTACTAGGTTGGTTAAACTAACACTTGCAGAAGCGACACTCCTTGAAACCCTATGCCAATTCCAAAATGCAGCTTTATTATTTTTAAGATTATTGTTTGCAATCGCATAATATTGTTCTTGAACTCTTTCGTTTGGTTTGCCTGCGCCAACTTGTTGGGTAATGCGATTAATTTTCTGTACCGTATGAAAGTGATTTGAGTTATCTGCAAAACCATTATCTGCCCCACTGTTTTTAAATAGATCGTGTGTTGCTGCAATTGGCCCTTCGACTCTTAAATTAGCTGCAGTTCCATTATCGCTTTTAATTAAAGCCACACTTTTTCCTGGTGTACGATTTGCAGATGATATATTTAATTTAAAGTGGCCATCTACGTGTAATCTTGCATCTGGAGAAGTAGTTCCTATACCAACATTACCACTCTCCTTTGTAACGGCTAATCTACTAACTCCACTTGTTTTAAGGTGAAGGTCTGAGCCTCCTCCAAATCCATACTGTGGGCCAGTGATGCTGTCACTGTGGTACATTCCTCCAGTTGCTAAAAAGTTTCCCTGCACCCTAGTAGAATCAAGCGTAATAACATTCCGTGATCCGTCGCTATTGATAAATGGGTGAGGGATATTTATAAGATCAATATCATAATCTTCATCTGTAAATTTAAATCCATTAGCACCCGCAGTAAATTCATACTTAACAGGACCCATACCCTTCATTTGTATTTTACTTTCATTAAGTTCATCACCTAAGAAAATATACCTACCTATGTCTAACGAGCTTTGAATAAAAGCTTCAGTAAAATTACCACTTCCACCATTACTTAAAAACTGACCAGTTTCTTTGTCGTTAATTAACCTGTCATTTCCGCCTGAACCACTGACAAATAAACCACCTGACGGTCCACCAGAAAAAGAAATTGTAGAGTCCCCTAAAAATATAGAGTTTTCACTAAGATACAAATCTCTAAATCTTTTATCGGGGCTGCCAATATCATAAGTTATGTCACTGTCTGGCAAGATATCACTAGATTCCGAATAAAAGCCACTTGTAAGACTATTGTAAGAGATTTTCTTGGTCTCTTTATTTACAGTATCTACAATAGGGATAAAATCCGTACTGGATGGGTCTGTAAGCTCGGTAAGATTTGATATTTTAGTATTTTGTGACACAATTATTAAAGTTTAAAAAATTAAGTATTAAACGCCTACGATTTCTAGGCCGCCATATTTGTTATTTCCCTCTCCTTTTGCTTGATAATCCGCTACTGCTGAATTTGGAACTTGAATTTCGCTTAAGCTAGTACAGCCATCAAATGGAGTAGTTCCAAGCGTTGGAGCATCCGTAGCAGTGCAACTGAGTGTTGATAGCGACGTACAATTTCTGAATGCAAAGCCAGCAATATTGCCCAAACCATTGCCAATTGTAACGGTTGTTAAGCTAGTGTTAAAGGCAAATGCTTGATATACAGTCGAGGTAACGTTATCGGGGATGGTAAGACTAGTCAGGCCAGTTTGAGAGATGGCGGTCTGACCAATCGAGGTCACACCGTCGCCGATGGTAATACTGGTTAGGCTGGTGCATTGATTGAATGCAAAATCCCCAATCGAGGTCACACCGTCGCCGATGGTAATATCGGTTACGCTAGTGCATCTTTGGAATGCACTCACTCCAATCGAGGTCACGCTGTCGGGTATAGTAATGCTGGTTAGGCTAGTGCAGCCAAGGAATACACGCTCTCCAATCGAAGTCACGCTATTGGGAATGGTTATGCTGGTTGAGCCTGAGCAGAAAGCGAATGCATTAGCCCCAATCGAGGTTACACTATCGGGAATCGTGATACTGCTTACGCCAGAGCAGCCATAGAATGCAAAATCTCCAATCGAGGTCACGCTATTGGGGATGGTAATGCTGGTAAGGCCAGAGCAGCTTCGGAATGCCGAATCTCCAATCGAGGTCACGCTGCTGGGAATCGTAATGCTGGTCAGGTTATTACAGAATCTGAATGCCCGATTTCCAATCGAAGTCACGCTATTGGGAATAGAATATGCACTACTTTTACCATATGGAAAAATAACTAAATTATCTGCAGACTTACTAAATAGAACACCGTCAATTGATGAAAATAATGCATTTTCACTGGATACATTAATACTTGTGAGGTTAGCGCATGTTGTAAACAAACTGCTATCAATCGAAGTAAGGCTGTCGGGTAGATCAACGCTAGTAATACTATTGCAGGCAGAGAATGCATCACTTCCAATCGAGGTCACACTGTCGCCGATCGTAATGCTTGTTACGTTAGTACAGTAATAGAATGCACTACTCCCAATCGTGGTAACGCTGTCGGGGATCTTAATGCTGGTCAGGCTTTGGCAATACATGTATGCCTGAGATCCAATCGCGGTCACGCTGTCTGGGATGTTAATACTGGTCAGGTCAAAGCAGCCAATGAAAGTATTATCTCCAATCGAAGTCACACTGTTGGGTATGACAACGCTGGTCAGGTTAGAGCAGTAATAGAATGCACTACTTCCAATCGATGTAACGTTATTCCCTATATAGATAGATTCTAAATTGGTATTATTTGAATACCCGCTTGAATTATCAATAGTTGTCAGATTTCTTGTCTGCACCACCCCTAACTGAGAGTCGGTAGTGTGGGGCATAGATTGGGCGATGGCGACATCGCTAATTGGTAAATCAGCTAGGCTAATTTTCTTAGTTTCGTTAGAACTGATATCCACAATCGGTAAAACGTCAGTTACCGCATTAGCCGAAGTAAGTTCTGTAAGTTCTGATATTTTTTTGTCTGCCATAATATTAAGCCTCTTCGAGTTCTGCGATTATTAAACCTCCGTATGTTGTTCCATTTCCTGCATTTTGGTAACTTACTGTTGCTCCAACTGGGACAGTAATTGTGGTAGCCGCAACATTATTAAACGAGTTAGTTTCAACACTTGGGGCAGATTCAGCAAGAGAGGTGATTGTGGCTAGGCTAGTGCAGTCATTGAATGCATTACTTGAAATCGTGGTAACGCTGTTGCCGATGGTAACGCTAGCCAGGCTTGTGCAGTCAAAAAATGCACTAACTCCAATCGAAGTCACGCCATTGCCGATCGTAATGCTGGCTAGGCCGCAGCTAAAAAATGCTTGCTCTCCAATCGAGGTCACACTGTTTGGGATCGTAACGCTGGTTAGATTAGCGTTACCACCGAATGCGCTAGTTCCAATCGAAGTCGCGCCTACACCGTCAAGAATTGTAACACTTGTTAGACTAGAGCAGTTACTAAATGCAAGACTCCCAATCGAGGTCACGCTATTGGGGATGGTAATGCTAGTAAGGGTATTGGAGTTATAGAATGCACTGTCCCCAATCGAGGTCACATGACTGCCAATGTAAATAAGCTCTAAATTCGAATTGCTTTGATACCCGCTTGAAGTATCAATAAGTGTCAGATCTCGCGTCTGTTCTGTCCCTGAAATAAAGTCTATAGTGTAGGGATAAGACCGTGCTATAGCAGAAGCACTCATTGGAAGCTTGCCTATAGTTATTTTATCGGTTTGATTTAAACTGATATCCACAATCGGCAAAACGTCAGTTATCGGATTAGCTGAAATGATTTGTGTAAGTTCTGATATTTTTTTATCTGACATAATATTAAGCCTCTATGATTTCTAAGCCCCCGTATGTTGTTCCATCTCCTTCATCTTTGTAACTCTGTGTAGACCCAGCTGGGACAGTAATTGTGGTAGCCGTAACATTATTAAACGAGGTAGTTTCAACACTTGGGGCATCTGTAGCAAGAGAGGTGATTGTGGCTAGGCTAGTGCATTGACTGAATGCAAAAATCCCAATTGAAGTCATACTGTTGGGAATGGTGACGCTTGTCAGGCCAGTGCAGCCAAAGAATGCAACAGGTCCAATCGAAGTCAAGCCATTGCCGATCGTAATGCTGGTAAGGCTAGAGCAGTTTCGGAATGCATCACCGCCAATCGAGGTTACACTATCAGGAATCGTAACGCTGGCTAGGCTAGTGCAGCCATTGAATGCATTACTTGAAATCGTGGTAACGCTATCGGGAATGGTTATGCTGGCAAGGCCAGTGCAGTCTTTGAATGTACTACCTTCAATCGAGGTCACGCTGTTGCCAATAATAAAGCTAGTCAGGCTAGTGCAGTCTCGGAATGCATTGGCCCCAATCGAGGTTACACTATCGGGAATCGTGATACTGCTTACGCCAGAACAGCCATAGAATGCACTACTTCCAATCGCGGTAACGCTGTCGGAAATGGTAATACTGGTAAGACCGGTGCATTCAAAAAATGTATTGCCTTCAATCGAGGTCACACCATCGGGAATTGTAATACTGGTCAGGCCAGAGCAGCCTTTGAATGCGCTAGTTCCAATAGAGACCCCTCTTTCAGGGATCGTAATACTGGTTAGGCTTGTGCAATTGTCGAATGCAAAAGAGTTAATCGATCTCACGCTATCGGGGATTGTAACGTTGCTAAGGTTTGTGCAATTTTTGAATGCAGACAATGCAATCAAGGTCACGTTGCTTCCAATATAAATAGAGCTTAAATTGGTATTATTAAAGAATTCGCTTGATGCAATTGAGGATACATTCCGTGTCCTCTCATTGCCTGTTTGAAAGTCCGTGGTAAAGGGGTAGGATCGACCAATCTCTTCGTTGCTCATAGGCAAATTAGATAAAATGATCCTCTTAGTTTCTACGGCGCTAGTATCAACAACTGGTAAAAAGTCATTTGTCGAATTAGCTGAAGTAATTTCTGTAAGTTCTGTTATTGTTTTGTCTGCCACGGTAATTGTTAAAAATTAATTAGATTATTCAAGAAGTAATAAAGATGAGTCTTCGGAAAGAAGCCTAGATCCATTCTCAAGTGAAATTGAACCAGCGAAAAATGGTGTTAAGTTTACAGGTCTAAATCCAGCATCTACAGGAATTTGAATAAATGAATCAAGACCAAAAAAATGATATTTTCTATTAAGTTCTTGAACTATATGCGTATACATATGAGAATCATTTCGATGTGAAATAGGATGATCAGTAGATAAAGAAGAAATTTTAGCATCAAAAGTTCTAGTTTCGAAGAGACTTTTATCAAAAGAAGTATGTATTTCGTCCTGTAATAATCTAATATTTTTCATAATATTTATATATTAATTTTAAACTCCATTTTCAATTAAATCCCGTGAATCTACCATATACTATATTACACATTTTTGAAAAATGTAGAAATTAACGCAATAAACTATGGTAGTTGTCTGTTTTTAGGTTTTCTTAATTTATTTTTTACATCAATCATTTTCACAAAATCTCACTTTAAATGTAACATTTGTCATGGGGAAAAATAATTACAAGGCAGACAATCTTTATTTCACTGACAGGCAGAAATATTACGAGCAGAAGGAATCTGCACCACAAAAGTCATTGGGATCTGACTTTTCTAATGAAGATTATAACAAGATGGTTGGATTCGCTGGTAGCGAATGGGTAAAGGGCGGTTTAGGTCGCAGAGGAGTAAAATCTTTAGGGATCAACACTCAATTATCGAATAGGTTTCCCAATTTAACTGGTGGAGGAAATCTTTACAACAATAATGGAGGCTATGTTACAATTAATGAAACTGTATGGCTATGTCAAAAAGCTTGGCAGGAGTTCCAGCTATTTCGAAATACGATTGAAGCTATGGTAGAATTCTCTATGTCAAAAATTAAATTATCGTCCTCTAATAAGAGTGCTAAAAATTTTTGCGAGACTTGGTTAAAAGCCATTAATATAAATGGGTTTGCGGAACAGTTTTATAGAGAATTGTATAGATCTTGCAATGTTTTTCCGTATGCAATGAAAGGAAAGATCAATAGCAAAGATACTAAAAATCTAAAAATGTATGCGTCTAGTGCGGAAATACCAGTAAAATATACAGTTCTTAATCCAGCCCAAGTAAGTTTGTATGGGGGTTTAACAAGCGATAGAGACATTTATAAAGTTTTAAGTCCTTACGAAATTAAAAGATTGAAAAATCCTCAAACTCAAAGTGAGAAGATTTTATATCAAAAATTAAGTCCAGAAATAAAACAAGCGATTAAAGATAGTTCTGAATTATCTTTAACATCTTCTATTTACGTTCCTCTTAAAGATGTGAGTTCCGCTTTTTATCAAAAACAAGATTACGAATATTTTGCAGTACCACTCTTTTATGGAGTACTAGATGACATTGAATTGAAGCTTGAAATGAAAAAGGCTGATAGAAAAGTTTTAAAGACTCTGGAAAATATGATTCTAAAAGTTACTATGGGGGGCTATAAAGTTGACGGTAATGAAGTTCCTCCCAATCCGGAGCATTTAGCTTATATGAGACAGCTTTTCAATAGTGAGGCAACTCAGAGAGTTCTCGTTGCAGATTACACCACTGAGGTTGATTATGTTATTCCAGATATTACCAAAGTTGTTGGAGCCGAAAAATATGCTCAGGTAAATGAGGATATTAGAGAAGGTTTACAGTCAATTTTTGGAAGCAACGAGAAGTTTTCCAATCAAATGACTAAGGTTAGGGTATTTTGCCAGAGACTTAAAAGGGGTCAGTCTATTTTTAAAGAATGGCTTGAGGGAGAAATTGGAAATGTTTGCAAAGAAATGGGGTACACGAATGCTCCAACAGTAAAACTTTCTTCTATAAACCTTGAAGACCAAACACAAATGAACAGAGTTTATACTCGAATGGCTGAGTTGGGATTCTTAGTTCCAGAAGAGCTGAATACAGCAATTGAAGATGGTATTCTTCCAGAGAAGAATGAAAGTCTTAAAAATCAAAAAGAATATCGCAAATTGAAAAACGATAGTCTTTATGAGCCACAAATGAATTACAATCCAATAGATGAAGAAGCTGGTCCATCTAGTAAAACTAAAATAAAACAAGAAAAAGGAAGACCAGCTGGCAGTGGGGTTCCGATTAGTGGACCTAGACAAAGTAGAGTCGTTGGTGGTATTGAAGGTATCTCACTAAAGGAAATACAGTCTTGCCTAACGGAGATGGATAAAATCAAAGAAAACGCCATTAAAAAACTTAAGGGTAGTTACAACGTTAAGAAGCTTACAGACTCTCAAGTTGATTTTGCCAATTCAATCGCAAAAAAGGTTGTAGAAAATTATAATAAAGCGGACTGGGAAAAGGCGGTTGCCTCTATCATCAAAAGCAAGTCAATTGATGAAAACCCAAAAATGCAAGAAGAGATTGATAAGATTTGTGATGATTTTGAATTAGACACCTTTCTAGGAGCTTTAGTTTGGCATTCTAGAAGGGACGCACCGAGCGATTAATTTCACTAAAGCAAACAAAAATTGTAATCTTTAGAGATAGCCTAGTAATGAATAAAGATCAAATTAAAAAAGATTATCCATTTTCCACGAAAATAATTGCGGAATATCAAGTTGTTCATCCTAAAGAAAGAGACGAACATCTGGCACTGGCATCTTTGGATTCTCTAAAAGCATTGCTTGATGTACCTAAAGAACAAATAGAGATGAATAGAGATCTTCTTTACATTTCTGCTGATTTATGGGTAGGAGGAATGGCTAATAAAAATGGACATGCAATAACGACTGAAGACACAATAGCACTAGCCAAGCAGATTCCTCACAAATATTTAAACCTTGAACACGACGAAGATGTTGTTGTTGGTTCCCTTTTCTCTTATGGATTCAGAGAATATGCAAATGAAAGAAATTTGATTTCAGAAGAAGATATCGAAGATTTAAACAAGCCTATAGTTGCTTCTGGTGGAGGTTTTGTTTGGCGTAGTATCAAACCAGAGTTGGCTGAGTTACTTGTAGAAGCTTCTGATAAAAATTCTTTGAAATATGGTCAAGCATCATTCAGTTGGGAAGTTTATTTTAAAGAATTCTCGATAATGGAAGGTTCAAAATTTGTTGATCAAGCAGAAATAATTGATGATGAATCTGAAATAGAGAAGCGTCTTCCGTTTTTAAAAGATAATGGAGGCTCTGGAGAATATGAGGGCAAAGAGATCTACCGTCTAGTTAAAGGCCCGAAGCTATTTTTAGGAGCTGGCATAGTGGGTAATCCTGCCGCTGATGTTAAAGGCATACTTACTACTGAAACAAAAGAGGATGTAGAAACTAAATTAGAAGCCAACGACAATAGCTCTAAAGTTTCCAAAACAGTAGAGAAGTCTTTGCAAACCAAACTTACAGATCATAAGGAAAAAGTTGGCTCGGACAAGCGCAAACAAACTACTCTTGGAAAACTTAAGATAGTTTACAATCGTGGTATTGGAGCTTATAATACTAACCCATCTAGCGTTAGACCTACTGTTAGTTCTCCACAACAATGGGCTCAAGCGAGAGTAAACTCATTTTTACACGTACTAAGAAATCTTAAATTTAGAAGTGGTAAACATGATACCGACCTTCTACCCACTTCACACCCTATGGCAGGGAAAGATAAGAAGAAGGCAAAAATTTCACAATCAAAAAAAATAAATGTAAAGAAATATACAGCTATGAAAATTAAAAATCAAGAAGATTATAAAACTGTATTGGCTTCTGTTTGCGAAAGCGAAGAAGTTGATCATAAACTCCTTGCCTCTCTTGAAGCAAATTTCGATAAAGTGACTGCTTCTGCAATTGCTGATGCGATCCGTGATGAGAGTGCCAAGTTCGCTACCGAGAAAAAAGAACTCGAAGAAGCTAAAACAATGGCCGCAGAAGAAAAAGCTAAAATTGAAGCAGAACTTACAGAGCTCAAGGAGAAATCCGAAGCTTCTGACAAAGAACTGGAAGAGATCAAAGCCAAACTTGTTGCGGAAGAACAAAGTCGCATTTTCAGCGAACGCATGGAAGCACTAGAAAAAGATTATGATCTTGAAGCTGATGACTCTAAAGTCATTGCTAAACAAATAAAAGGTCTTGATGAAGGTGGTTACGATGCTTGGCTCGGAGATTTCAAAGTTTTTGCCAAAGAAAAGTCTAAAGACTACAAAATGAAAAAAGCTGAAGAAATGAAGAAACAAGAAGAAGAAGAAGCTGTAAAAGCCAAAGCTTCAACTGAAGAAACTGAAGAGCAAAAAGAATCTCGTGAAAAGGAAGACGCTGAAAAGCTTATCGCATCTGCACAAGAAGATGTAAAGCAAGAAGTAGCATCGACCCAACATGAAGAAAAAGTTTCACTTGAAGACCAGTTCAGCAACTTTGAATTGGAGCTTGAAGGAAAATAATTTCACATCGTAAAACAATTATTGTAATAACATCTAACTAACTAAAATTATGGCATACAAAGATTTAAAACTAAAACCATCTCGTAATATTGCTCCGCACGACATTCGTTCGCATCTAAGAGCAGAATTTACTGGTGTAGCTGGTGATCTTGTCAAGGTTAAAACTTTTGACCCAGACAACGACAACTACTACGCCCAAGGTCAATCAGTGGGCGCTTCTCATGACGGCGTCTACTCTAATAAATTCCAATCTCCTTGGACTGTTGAAAAAGCTGTCAGCGGAGATTTCGCTGGTAGCATTCTAGGTATCACACTAGAAGGAACTGCAGTAACAGACGATCACGGAAACCAAATCGACGGCTTCAACCAACGTTGGGCTGACGAAAATGGCTTCGTTGCTTCTGGCAAACCAGTCCAAATCGCTACTCGCGGTAACTTCTGGGTTTCTAACAGCTGTATCGCTGGTAACCCTCAGCCTGGCTCTGGTCTTGCAGCTAATGCTGATGGTGGATTCAGAGTTGTACTTCCGGGTGACGCTGCTGCTGATGGAACGCTTGTAGCTAAAGTTCTTTCTTCCGCTGGAACTCGCCAAGGCGATGTTAACATCGAACTAACCCTCTAATCAGAAACGGAATTATTTATATGAAAATTAAATTAAAAGAAAAAACTGAACATATCGAACTTATCAAAGCTATGGGATCTCGTGACAACGAAGCATCTCGTGATGCAATGAGAGTATTCGCTAGTCTTGTCGGTCCTCTTGCTAAGAAAGTACTTGATGAAACAAACGTAATCGACGGTTTCTACGACACTCTTTCTGTTGGTGAGTATGAGCCTCGTACTATCCCTCTTGATGACTATCATAACATTTCTGAAGCAGATTATGTTCGTGTATCGTTCTCAAGCCGCCCAGGAGATCTTGCTTACAACCAACTTACTGGTGCAGACGACGTTGCTTTCAGCACTGCTTTCATTAGTTCCGCAATTGCGTTCTATAAGAAGTATCTTAAAGCTGGTCGTATCAGCCACGCAGAGAACGGTATCCGCAAGCTTATCAACGAAGTTCGCTTCAAGATGAAACGCCAAGGCATCCAGCCTATCCTAGATTCACTTGCAAATTCGACAACTAACGGTGGTAAACACCTTATCCGTTCGAACACAGCAGGTCAACTTGGACTTGATGACTTTAACCGTCTTCAAACAATGGCTGCTCGTGTCTTAAGTTCTGGTCTTGGTGATACACCAGCAGGTCTCGACAATAGCACTCGTGCTATCGATACTCTGGTAATGTCTCCTGAAATGGTCGAAGAGATTCGTGCAATTGCTTATCAGCCAATGAATACTCGCGCTGGTACTGAAACGACTAGTGGTGCAACAGCAGTTTCTGCTCCTGAAAGCGTTCGTGAAGCAGTCTATGCTGCTGGCGGTCTTCCTTCAATCTACGGAACTGAAATTATTCAGCTTAACGAAATGGGCCTTGGACAAGACTTCAATACCATCTTCGATACTCTTGCTGGTAATACTGAGTTCCCTGATATTGGTGAAAAATTCGACTCTAGCACAACCAGTGTATTTGCTGGTGGAAGTGAACAGTTCGTTCTAGGCATCTCTCGTAAGATTGATGTTAACGGTCTTCTTAAGGTTGAAATCGCAGACGGTGAAACTGGTGCAAACTTCAATGTTTCTCCTGACGATCAGTTTGTTGCTCGTGAGGGCAAGACTGGCATGTTCGGTGAAGCTGAAGTTGGTTACCTTGCAGTAGAGCCTCGCAATCTGTTCGGTCTTATCGTCTAATCGATATCCAAAGTATTTACAAAAGCCCACTCTTCGGAGTGGGTTTTTTTATTGTCTATTTACGAGGAATGAGGTGGATAAATTTCACTAAAAGGCGTTTTAACTGTAAACAGCGGTGAAAGTAAAATTATGAAAATAAATGGAAGAATAGGAAATGACCAGCTTAATAAAGCTCTGGGGAATAAACAGGCAGTTTTAGGTTGCTCTGGAGCAGTAGATTACGCATGTAAGATCGCCAAAATGGACGTAGATTCGTTATACAGACATGGTATGTCTCAATATGGTATAAGGCCTAATAATCGTACAAAAGGCCGTCCAAGCTTCGAGAAGCGCTGTGTAGACGCTTTTAGAAAAGAAATGGGTCAAAAGATTACACAGGCTGGAGAGAGAAAAAAAATGACCAAGAAAAAACAAGGGGAATTAGAAAAAATCTTAGCTAAGGGTAAATAAAAAACTTTATGGCAAAAATAACCTTTTTAAATGAAGATCTTTACGAACGAGTAAAGAAAGAGGCTGATAGAAAATTCAACAAGAATTCCTATGTTAAGCATATGTGGGTTCTTAAAGAGTATGAAAAGCGGGGAGGTAAAACCAATAAAGAAGGTAAGAAGCCTAGCAACAAGCAGGTTAAAAAATTAGTAAAGGGTTATGAAATTGATTTAGACCTTTATGAATTTGAAGTCGCGGCAGACAGGGATTATAGCAATTACTGTGAAGAATTTGGCTTAGAAGTTGAAAAAATTATTGCAGAAGACAATAAAGATAAGATTGACGAAGTTTACAGCAAATACAAAAGCACTGTAAATATGGGTTATAGCTCTTTGAAGAAATGGTCAGAAAGTCCATGCAGCAAAACTGCTAGTCTATCTCGCGGGCCAATTGAAAGGAATTTGAGATTACTATCTAAAAAGAAGAGTGAGTGGACTATGAGCGACGTTAAATCCGCAAACAGGACAATAAGTTTTGTATCTCGCATGAAGGGAATGGAACAGGGCAAAAAAACTAATATCAAAAAAGATGGACGACAAATTACTTGTCCTTCTAAAAGGGACGTTAGTTTAATGAATTGGGCGTATAGACCATAAATCATTACCGAATTATAAAAAAGTAAATATAAGAAGGTTCTCCATTTTTGCCTTTTTGTGTAATAATAAACATGGCACAATTTCAACCAATTTCAGGCTTGGCCTATGAAATACATCAAGAACTGGACGCACCAGCTACTCCCACAACTGGTAGTATTTTTTATTGGTTAGAATCAAACGTCGGAAAATTAAATAATAAAATTTCAACCTTCTATTGTTACGAATCTGGCGACTATTACCCACAACTTGGAGACGACGAAAAGGGTATTTTAAAAGCTATATATTACGGATTTTATTATAAAAACAAAGCTAGAACTGCTTTGATGTCAACTAGCAATAATAACATTTTATCTCTTAGAGACGATCAATCTTCTGTTACCTTTGTTCAGCCTAAACAGGTGGCTCGTGCCTATAGCGATTTGGCTAAAGAGTCAGATGTGGAAGCTGATAATTTAGCAAATTTGTGGAAACACAATAGGAGCGGACCAAGAGATACAAGGCAGAGCTGGACTGGACATTGGCAATAATGGGCTATTTGACAGAAGATCAGGAATCAGCAGTAAATGAGGCATTCTCGCAACTTCATTATAACTTTGCTACGAAAAATCCTTTTTATGCAATTTCAGAAGGCACTCAAACGGTAGTTTCTCACAATATAAATCATAATGCGTTTTATGATAATTCCCCACTTAATAGTGAGGTTGTTACTACAAAGCAGAGTGGATTATTTTATGCAAGAACATCCTTTGTTAATGGGTCTGAAAATTTTTACAAACTAAATTTTGCAGGAAATTCGGAGCCGTTGCCAGAGACTGCACAGACAATATTAAAGGTTATTACAGATTCAACAGGCAACTCTCTACTTGAAAATGCAGAAAAGATTGAATGGAATGGAAGTTACTACCGTCGTAGATCTGAATCTTCAAAACACGGTCTTTTGAAGGATAATTTTTATAGATTTTACTTTGAAGAGATAAGATAGCAAAGTTCTCTGGAGGAATGCTTTTGTGTAATAATATCTATGGCAATTTTTAAAAGAAGAATAAATGCTAAGATCCAAAAAAGTTTGACTGGTCAAAAGGCTAAAAACTTTATGAGACGCAAAGCTGAAAGACAGGTAAATATTGCTAAATCAATGTTAGATGCAGATATCGATGCTGATCCTGTATCTAGGAAAATAGAAGGAGATCCAAAAACTATCGGATATTTTGGTTTTGAAGGGGGAGAATTACCAGTAGAAAACCTAAAACGAGTTGTGGACAGCCGAATTGGAATCACTTCTAATAGCACTGTAAGAACTAGAAAAACTGCCTCTGCGAGGCAAGCCACATATGAATTTAAAATAAAGTTTCCCAGCTCTAAAGATATTTACTCAGAATCTATTTTAAGTCTTCCTTGGATATCAAAAACTTGGGTCGAGGGGGTTGAAAGAGGATTGGGTGGAGTAGAAAAGTTCGCTTTCAGACCAGGAAAAGGTCGTTCAGAATTTGGTTTGCAGCTCAAAGGAAATGTTGAAGACCCAATAACACCACTTATGGATGGGGGATATATCCAAAGAATTAGGAAGTATTTCTCAGAAAATTTAACAAAAAAATAAATTATGAATCCACAGTTTAAACATAAATTAGGTTCCAGCTTGGCTTTCTTTTTAGAACATAAAGTTCTTAACAAAGGGCAGGCTTATACGAATGTAACTGGAGAACTTTATCCTTCTAACCAAATGCCGTTTAATGGACTGAATTTTTCATCTAGTTCTGACGCACAATGGGTTTATGATTCGTCTGTTTTGGGAGCCGCTATTCCTACTGGGGTTAGTTATTCAGAGATAGTATCAGGCGAAATAGTGACCAATTTTATTGATAGAGATGTTAGCGGAGTTAATTTAAACTTTATGAACGGAGGAGCATATCATAGCGGAACTATTTCAGGATCAGCAACTTATGCAAAGAAAGACTTAAACTTTTACTTTAGAAACGAAAAAGATGTGGAGTTATTTATGGAGAAATCTTTTAACTCCGAAGATCCTATAGATCCGATTACAGGATCAAACGATCTAAAGATTAATGCTCCCTGTGTTATTTTAAGCCATAAAGACAGCAGAAATAACCCATTCGCTTTGGGGGGAATGGACGAGAATGAATCAAATTATCAAGCTGTTGTTATTTCGGACAATGCCTATTTAATGGATGGAGCATTAAGTATTTTTGAAGACTTGACTCAAACTTGCTTTCCAATTATAGATTTTGAAGATATACCTTTTAATATTTACGGAGATTTGAAAAATGGTGAATTTAATTATACTGGTTTATATTCGAAATATCCAGATTCAATGCAAAAAGCAAACGTAGATAGAGTTATAGTTAATACCACAAAAATTTCATCTAAGGGTGCAGATAACTTTTATTTAGGTTATGCAGAGTTTAGATTGTTGTGCTATAAATTTCCAAGAATTTGATTTCTCATTTAATAAAAAAATTTGTAATATAAAATACAACCCTCAAACATTTTTTAAATTATGGCATCAAGAACACAAGTAAAATATGGATCAGCTGGACTTTTTGTTGGTCCCACCCCTTCAACAGGCGCTCACGCCGCTATTATACAATTACACCGTGTCCAATCTGTTAGTGACACTTTTGACCTCCCCTTGGAGGACGTTAATCAATTTGGTCAGACAGCGGCTTTGGACAAGGTGGTAAATTCTTCACCTACTCCGACAATGGAGTTTACATATTACACAACTGACGGTCATAATGAAGCAGCATTAGGAATGCCAATCGATGGCAGCAAGTCCATTGCCAGCTTCTTTTTAGATGGAACTCAAGATGATAAGAATTATTTCTCTCTGTTTACAAAGCAGGGCGTAGATGTCGTTGGTCGTACTCCAGTAGCTACAGAAGATTTTGTTGTAGGTATCGGAAATGGATTTGTTTCCTCTTACTCCGTCTCCGCATCTGTTGGAGGATTTATGGAATCTAGTGTTTCTATCGAAGGATCAAACTACTCAATTAAAGACGCGGCTGGAGCTGTTGTTATTCCTGCGATTAACCCAACTGACGGAACAGCTCTTACCACGACTTATACAATACCTGCTGGAACAACTGGGGAAGTTGGGATGCCATCAGTTATCAAAAAGGGCGATATTGCAATTGCTGGACTACCAACCACTTTGTTGGGTGTAGATCTTAGCAAAGCAAATGTTCAATCATTCTCAGTTTCTGTTGATTTGCCTCGTGAGGCGCTGGAAAGACTTGGTAGTGACTTCGTATTTGCTCGTCCGCTTCAAACACCTATTAATGCAACAGTATCTTTGGATTTTGCAGTAACCGACATAGTTGAGGGTAGTCTTTCAGACCTTTTTACTTCCTGCTCAGCAACCAGTTTTGACTTCACTATTACTGCTTCACCATGTGTAGGTAGCGCAAAATCTGAGACATTTAAGATTGAGATTAAAGGCGCATTCTTTGAAAGCGAGAACACTTCTACAGATATTGGTTCTGACAGAAACGGTTCGGTAAGCTTTACGGTTCCAATTGGAGCGGCTAGCGATACTACAAGAGGTATTTTCTTGGATGGTAGTAGTGAATAGTAATTAAAGATCTATTAAAATATATTATTAAATCCCACTGGAAACGGTGGGATTTTTTTTTCACTTTGTTTTGTATTTAATGTAATAATAACTAGGTTATGGCTCAAAGCGACTTAGACATTATAGTAGGAGCGGATACGCGGAATTTAAATCGGAACGTAAATACCGCTGTCCGCAAACTCGAACGTAAAGGCGTTAATTTAGACACTAAAAAGGGTCAGATGGCCTTGGGTCGTATTACGGGGAAGGCTGATGAGTTTACTAAGTCTCTAGAAGCTTCTAATGCCCGTGTTATTGCGTTCGGAGCGTCTGTTGCAGTTATTGAGGGAGTAAGAAGATCTTTCACAAAGCTAGTAAGTACAATCGTAGAGGTTGAATCGCAGCTTACAGCTATTAATAGTATTTTGGGTCAATCAAGCGGTACAATTTCAAAGTTTGGAAATGAATTATTTGATATTGCGAAAAAAACTGGACAATCTTTTCAAACGGTAGCACAAACTGCTCAAGAATTTGCTCGTCAGGGTTTGGCGGTGGGAGAAACATTGAAACGTACTGAAGATTCCCTAATTCTGGTCCGATTAACAACTTTAAAAACTAACGAAGCAGTTGCCGCAATTACGGCAACCCTGAATGGCTTCGCGAAAGAAGCTCTGACGTCAACTGAAGTTATCAACAAACTTCGTGCTGTTGAAACATCTTTCGCCGTTTCTTCGGATGATTTAGCAGCTGCGCTGGCTCGTTCTGCTGCTGTAGCTCAGGGTGCTGGAGTTTCATTTAATGAGTTACTGGGTGTTATTACGGCCATGAAGCAGAGAACTGGTCTTGGTGGCGCAACCTTGGGTCAAGGCCTTAAGACTGCTTTTACTAGACTGAGCTTACCGAATCGTATAGCAGAATTAAAAGACTTAAAAGTTGCAATTGATGATAACTCAAGCGGAATGGAAAAATTGCGTCAAGTCTCAATTGCTTATAAAGCGGCTCAAGATGCAGGTAATCAATCTTTAGCTGCTCAAATTGGTCAAGTGGCTGCTGGCGGGTTTCAAATTTCTAAGTTAATCTCCGCATTTCAAGATTTGTCTAGTGCGTATAGTGTCGCTGATAGTGCAGCTTTAAAATCAGGTGAGGCTACCAATGAAGCTAATAAGGCAAACGAAGAGTATAACCAAACTATTGGGGGAATAAGCAAACAAATTAATTCCAATATTGGAAAAATTTTTAACAGCGTTGGAGCATTGGGGACTGGTGACGCAATTAAAGATCTTGTTGGGAACATAAATTCTATTTTAGAAGCTTTTCAAGGAAACAAACTTGGTGCGTCTAATGCATTCATTGGTCTTTTAAATGATGCTATTATAGGAGCCAAGAATTTCGGCTTTTTACGTGATGCCGCAGAAGGCTTCGCGAAGGTTTTAAGTGGACCTGGACTTGTTGCTGCTGCTGCAGTTGTTAAAAATCTATTTGCTAACACATTGGTTCAAGGCGGTGCTTCTCTACTTTCATTAACTGGACTTAACAAAGGACAAAAAAATAGAGAACAAACTCAAACCGCTACTGTAGCTTTATTAAAACAAGGTACGGAAGAAGAGAAAAAGCAGTTTGCTTTAGCTACTTCGCAAGCACAAAAAGAACAAGTTATTCTTGGTATTTTAGAAAGACAACTTGCCATTCAAAAAGCTCAAGAAAGATCCGAAGTTAGATTTTCAGAACACTTAAGAAAGAGGGGATTAATTATATCAGGTAGCGCTGGAGGATATAATATAAAGCGTTCAACCAAGGCTATCGCGCTTAATCGTGGAGTGTCTAATAACGCGGGCGGAACAATTCCAGAAGCAATTATTAGAGAACAAAATGCTATTGGTAGAAATGTAGGAGGTGCTACATCGAAAGCGCAAGCAAGGGTTATTGAAAAATTTAATTATGGCAGAGGAAAAAAAGGTCCAGCAGTTGTAAATAGTGAAGAGCTTATCATACCTAATAAGTCTGGGGACATCGTTTTAAATAAAGAAATGATGAAGGGCGGTATGATGAATAAGAGCACGTTTAATTATGCTGCAGGAAGCAAGAGAGAAATCGCTATAAAAGGCAAACTAGAAAACGGGTTACCCTTGACCGTTAAGGATAAAGAATGGCTACGAAAGAATGCTGGTACCAATCCAGGAGGGGCTTCAAGTAGAAATCAGAACAAAATTTTACCCGCTACGGCTAGTGCTATTATTAAAAGAGGGGGAAATAGTATTTATGCCGATAATACTATTGGATCTGTTAGAACAAACAGATTTAAAGAAAGGTCTCAGGGAGTAAATCCAGTAGGCAGACCAACTGCCAAAGAAGCTACCAAAAGAAACCTAATAAATAAAGGAGCTTCAGGAGCTTTTGAAAACCTTAGAAGTTCAAGTTTCATTGGACCACCTAGGGGTTCTCCAACTGGAGCCGATAATTTTGGTGAGTTTGCAAGGAGACAAGATAGTCTTGATAATGCCGACCGTATAGCTCAAGAAAGAGAAGCCAAGAAACGGCGAGCACTTGAAGCGCAAAAGATAAGAGAGCAGGAACTACGAAGAGAGAAAGCTCTGCAGCGACGTGACATAGAAGAAGACGTAAGGAGACAAGATCAGACAAGTCGATTCCAAGGCGCAACTCCAGTAAATGCAAATACTAGGTTCTCGCAAGCAGACAGATCGATGGTATTAAATGATGAATATCGATCAGAGTTAAAAACGCAGATGGGAAGAAGGGGGATGAGCATGAAAGATTTGAATAGTACCCCAGAAGGCAAAAAGCTTAGACAACAAGTTAGAACCGCTGTTAAAACTTCTGTTGGTAATAGATTTTTTGAAATAGACCAACAAATAGCCGAACAACAAGTTAAGGGAGCTCAAGCAGCAATAGATAAACAAAGCCGTAAAGGAATAGGAGGGAGATTAGGTATGCCGAGTTTCAGAGGTATAGAAAAACGTTTTGAGCAGGATAAGACTATGACACCTATGGCTAAGAAAATGATAAAAGCCGATATTTCAAATAGGAGATTCCAAAGAAACCAAGGAATTGCTCAAAGGGGATTTTTAGGCAGTATGGTTTTGAGTATGTCTGCTCCAACGATAGGTCGTGGCGCTGAATTCATAGCTGGAAAAGCGGGTCAAGATGAAGATGCTGCTAAAAGAACTGGAAATATTTTCGAAGGCGCGGCGCAAGGAGCTTCGACGGGCATGTCCGCTGGATCATTGTTTGGACTGCCTGCAATGATAGCTGGGACTGTAGGAGGCGCTATACTTGGAGGTGTTTCATCTGCAGGAAAAAAGGAGTCACCCTCAGATATATTAGCCGCACAATTTGACAAGCTTCAAGAAACAAATGCAAACAGCGCCAATGCGATTAAATCTTTTTTACAGTCTCAATCTCTAATTTCGGACTTAATATCTTCTGGAGATCTTGATCAGCAGAAAATATTAGGTATAGAAGACGCAACAAACAAAACTTTAAGAGAGTCGGGTTTAACATCCGAACAAATTGAAAAATTGACATCTGCGACCTCGAACGATAGGGGCGATGTAGCCGTGGAATTGCAGAGACAGTTAAATTCGCAAACATTTGAGGCTAAAAATAGGCTTGACGTAACAAAAATACTCGAAGATACAACGGGTAGTCGAGTTGTTCAAACTGATTTTAGCAGAAATCGTGAAAAAATGATAATGAATTTAGCCAGAAACGGCCAAGGCCAAGGGGCGAGTGGTCTTTCTATGCTTGAGGGCTTCGACAAACTTCTGTCGAAGATGGGAATGAGTAGCAACAGTTTTATTGTAGAGGACGATCCTTTCTCTGACATATCCGAAGATCAAAAAAAGGAACTAAAAAACATAAATTTAAGTAATGTTGATTTTAGTGCAATGGATCAAGCTATGAAGAATTCTGGTGATTCTATAGGTGAATTCTCAAAATCTATATCCGAAGGACTCAGTTCCGGCCGTTTTGGCGGGATACAAAAAGCGTTAATGCGTTTGGGAATTGACATAGACGATTTGCCTTCTGCGATTAGAGAATCATCTGATGCACTACACGAATACGGTAATATTATAAGCGAAAGTTTTAAATCTGGAGGTGGATTCCAAGACATGGCAAACCGAAGGTCGATGACAAGAACAAGGGTAGGGTTGGGAATTAATAGTGCTGCGTTTGGTAGGGCGCAAATGGAGAACTTTAATGTACAAAGAAGTATAAACAATGCAAGCTCATTCAGGGATCAATTATCTGGCCCAACCGAAATAAACAGAGAAAGAAGTGCTCTATTAATGTCTGGTAGCAGATTCGGACTAACAGGCTCAGGAAGGGATGATAATTTTAATAAGATACAAGCATTAAAAGTTAAGGAAGAAGAGGTCTTAACTGGAACAAACAAAAATAAAATTTTTGACGACACCATTGGGGGAATAGACGAACTCATAAACCCTATAGTTACTTCTGGCACTAGTTTTGATGAAGAGAAATTGACCCCAGTTCTAGCGAAAATGGCAACAGGAATTTCTAGCCTAGAAGAGCTCAATAATATAAGAACCGAACTAAAAAACATTTTCTCTGGGACCGAGGGTGTAGAAACAACACTGAACAGTTTAGTATTATCAGCTGCCGAGAGTCTTGAACTTGAAAAAATAGCGTCGAATGATAGAAGGGAAAACATAAACATTTCTAACAACCAAGAAGCTATTCTTAGGAAGTTAAGAACAGACCAATCCGTAAGATCTCAACAAGGATCTGAAATGGGAATGAGCGTGTCAGAAGTGATGGGCAGAGATGATCCAACTATCGCTGGTAAAGTTAGAGCTCAAGGAGAATATACAAGTACAAAGGGAGTTAAGAAAGTATTGACAAATGAGGCTGGAGAAATTAGAGAGGGTTTTGTTGCTGCCTTGGAAGAGAAAGACGAAGACGGAAAATTTAAAATAGATAGATTTACGCAAGCAAGTATGTTATCTGAATTTGACAGAAATATAAAAAATACTGGAACGGAGGTTGACGAGAACGGACAATTTAAATTCAATAAATATGATGTTGCTGGAAGAGCTAACGAAGCTATTAGACGCATGGGAGAAGGGCAATATGGCTCACGAATGGAAACTGCTGGATTTGGAGTCTTAACAAACGAAATAACCAGCAGGGGCAAAACTAATGACGCCTTAATTGCAAGTACTCCATCGAGCGTAAGAGAAGCATTTACAGAACGAAAAGATGTCGTAAACAGGGATGCTGGTTTGAGTGGATTGGTAGTCCCCCAAAACAAAGAACAGGCAAGGTTACGAGACCAATATATCAAAGAATATTCCAGAATACAAAACAATAACAATCTTGGGCGTTACGATGGACCTAAGAGTTTTCATACTAAAAGTGGCATGGAGACAACAGAAAGGCATCAAATAGACCAAAGTGCCATTTTCAACAATCCCTTTAAAAACGCATATAGCGAACGAGGAATGTTTAATCATGGAACTGAGATGTATGACCAAATATTTAACTCATCTGTCTTGGAATCTGGAGATTTTGATATTAAGAGTGGAATGCCATTAGACTTCAATAAGAATAACGCACGTCTTGGATATGGCGCAGCAAGTATGGCACCCGTCGGCGTCGATCTCGACGATCCAAGGGAAAATTATATGTTCTCACAGAGTCAGGGAAAATCAGATAATGCAGCGTTCCGATCAATGATGGGACTTCCTAATTTAATCGAAGGTGGAGATGCTAACGCTTATCAGTATGGAACAGACAGTGCTGTTAAAGATACTAAGCCAGCACCTGAAGAAACCACAAATCCCTTAATAGAAGAACTTAAGAAAACTAATACAGCGTTATCGGCGCTTGCAGAGTCAAAAAATAATACCGACTTTCTGACAGAAATTTTAAGGTCTTTAGAACAAGGGAAGTCAGATAAAACTATAACTGGTGACGAGATGGGTACAGCAATAAAAGCGATAGACGATTTTAAATCATCAGATAAGACGCAAGGTGATAGGGGAAATCTTGAAGCAGTTATACAAAAACTTGTTGAAAATCAAGAAATTACATTTAGTGAGCTTTTAGAGCAAATTAAACAAGACAAGCAAAACAGTAACGTTGAACAACTTGCAGATCTGAATCAAAATATTGCCACATTCATTACCACTCTAAACGAAGGTGTAGAAAGTAAGGTGGAGACATTTAATAATTTTACATTATCTTTTGATGGAGTAGAAGAAAACTTTGCAAATACAGAGGCTATGATCGAATCAATGAGAACAAGGCTGGAGGGTTTAGAAGCCTCATTGAGAGGTGACGTTGTAGCACCTGCATAATTTCTCATTTTACCCTTTTAAATGTAATACTACCTTGGAGGCAAGGTATGGAAGAAAAGGATTATTTATATTTCAATTTTTTGGGCAAACGGTGTATCAAATACATGTTTAAACAATATTTGTATCATTTAGAAGATTTACTTGATAAAAAGTGCATTTCTAATGATGATTATGAAGAGGCAAGACAGAGAATTCTAGATGTTGGCAATGATCAAGCTAGGTTTTTCGAAGATCAGGCTGAGAATTACTATAAAATCAATAGGTAAGGGAAATTTATGAAAAAATTATATACATTCAAGGGGAAAATAGGCGAAGAAACTTTTGATTTTGGTCTTAAAAAGCCAAATAGAAGCGAAATGGAAGATTTAGAAATCTTTCAAGCTGCGATTAAGTCGAAACTTATGAACATGGGCGTTCAAACAAAAGCGGCTGTTGATAAGTATTACATGGATAATTGCGACGGAGCGATGACAAAAGGTGATGAGTATGAAATTACCAAATTACGCCAACAGCTTGTAAGAAAAGAAGAAGATTTGCTAACTAGTACGGGCGATAAAAACAAAGATACTAGAATCAAATTATACGAAGAGATAAATAAGTTGTCAGATCAGATTAGAAATTTCAATGAATATTATTCGGCAATTTATGATGATACTGTTGAGACTAAAGCTCGCAACAAATCAATTGACTATGCTTTTTTAAACTTTTCTCTGATTGATGAAAAAGCTATGTTTGAATCAGATAATGAGCATCCACAAAAAAGAATGATTGAGCAGTTCCAGCATATGGAAGAAAAGCAAGATGGCGAAAATGGAGACGAATGGTCTGAAATTTATAACAAACTAGTTTTTCTATTTACTTTGTGGTTTATGGGAATCGCTGACACCGAACAAGATTTCGAAGGATTTTATAAAGAAAATTTCGGTAAAAAAATTGAAACAGAAATTGAAGAAGAGGAAATAGAAAAAGAAGTAGTAGAGGAAGTCAAGGCGGAATCAGAAGAAAAAAAAGCTAAAAAGAAAGTAAAAAAAGATAGTAAGAAGTAATGAACGAAGATTCTATTCTTCGAAGTGCGCTTTCGGAAATATTAAAAGGCTATTCTTATGATATTGAGAATAGCCTTTATATAAAACACATGTCTCTGGATGATCATGTAGATTACGAAAGAGTATATTCTTTTTTTTACGAAAGATTAAAAAAAAGAGGAGTAGAGACTTCTGAAAGTTTAATAGAAAGGGCTATTTCTCAAGATTTGTGGTCAGAGGAGAAGGAAAGCAAGATTAAAGATCTAGAAGAATTAAATGACCAACTAAAAAAAACTATTCAGAAGTCACTGGCGGAAGACATGAAAAAACATGCAAAGAGTGAACTTGAAGCGAATGAAAAAGAATATCAGAATTTGTTGGATCAAAAATACTCAATTACATCCAGCTCAATAGAAAAAATTACTGATAGAAGAATGCATGAACATTACATTGTGAATTCTTTATATTTAGACAGAGATCTTTCTCAAAAAAAGTTTAATGAAAAAGACTTTGATGAAATAGAGCCAGAAGAGTTATTTAAAATTAACAAAAGTTATACTAAATATACTGAAAAATTAAAAGAATCAAATATTAAAAGAATATCTATTAAACATTTTTTTCGAAGTTCTTGGGACCTATCAAAAAACACATATCAATATTTTGGAAAACCTATTAGTCAAATTACATATTTTCAAACAAACTTGGCAACAAATGCAAATACATTTTCAAGTATTTTTAAAAACTATCCAGGTATTGAATCTGAAGATCCAGACGAGATAATTGAATTTGCACAAATGAGGTACGAAGCCGAAAAAAATACAGGCAAAAATAAAAGTTTTACAGGAGCTGATTCCGAAAAATTGAGAAGGGCTGGTATTCAAGTCGCTGACAGGTCTGCACAATTCAATAAGGTTCGATAAAAGTGTAATAAATACCAAGGTATGAGGTATTCTAGAAGTCAAGACGTTTTTGTAAGCTTAGGTGGAGAAGGAATTAAGGGAGCAAACTCTTTTTCTTTTGATTCCTCATATTCTAGTCCCAAAACAGAAATTATTGGAAAGGGTCTGGCGACTAGAAGTTACAAGGGCAAAAACCAGTCTGAAGGATCTATATCAGCTTTAATATTAACTGCAGGAAATAATTTATACAATACGTTCATTGAAAACAGTGGTATTATAACTGCTGGAACTATGGGATCTCATCTTAGTAATTTCTCTTTCACCAGTGGATATATAAATAGCTATAAATTGAATGGGGGAATCTCTAGTCCACCATCCGACTCTATTGAATTCGTTACTTACGGAGAGATAGCATCAATTACAGAAGAAAACGAAAAGGACCAATTACTAGCAGATATGGTGGAAGAAAGTGCATTAGGATTGCGAAATAAATCTGTTCTTATTGAAGGTATCAGCGCACTAGAGTCGGGGCACATTCAGTCTTTTGAGTATTCTATTTCAACAAATTGGAAGCCATCTTATGCGATGGGAAGTCATCTTCCAGTCGATGTTTCTAGTGTTGCAGGATTCGAACTTTCTTTGAGTCTAGATTTGATAGTCGGCAGCGATGATAGACAAAATGTTTCAAACAGTTTTGAAGAAGCATTCGTTAGCGGATCAAGCGACTTGGAAATCAAGATAGTTCAATGTGAAGGGGGTTCAGACATTGTATATCATATGCCAAAAGCCAGAATGGAATCAGAAGGACTGACCGCAGATGTTAACGGCTTCTTGGAGGGAACTATCAATTTTAGATCATTTGTTAATACATTGGAGGAGTTAGAAGAGTAATGGGTTATAGAAGCTATAAAGATGTTAATGTAACATATGGTAGTACAGAAATATTATGCAAAAGTTTAAGCATTAATAATTCCAACTCTCTGGGTTTTGGCAAAGATCGCTTATCTACTAGCACTGGGGTGTATTACGCAAATCAAAGGCCTACTACTGTAATTAATTTAGAGTATTTAATAGGTAGCGATGGAGACCTCTTTTATCAAGAATTTTCAGGGCTTTTTGATGGATCACAAAATTTTACTAATCAAACTGACACGGCATTGATTATCGGAGATTATACATTTACTGGATTGTGTCCACAAAGTTTGTCCATTTCCGCAAGCGACAACTCGCTTTTTAATGCTAGCGCCAGTTTAACTTACTATGGAAATATAAATGATCAAATTGAAGAAGCAGAGGAAGTGGTAAGTGTTGACTTTGAAGATGATATGAGTGTTGGTCATTCTGCTGCCAGCCCAGTAGTAGGAGTTGATGGTGTATCAGCATTATCTTTCAGTGTGTCCTTAAAACAAAACCCTATATTTTTAATAACTAATGACGGCACTTCCCCGGATTTTATTGATATTACAGAAAGAAGATCGGAATGCAGCCTTACAAGTAATGATATAAGTAATTTTGTTACTACACACGGAGATAACGCTTCAGCTTCTTTTACGGTAAAAGATTTAGATGGAAATGAGTTACAGGACTATTCAATTGAAGGAAAAATTCAATCAACCGAATTTAGCTTGAGTGCTGAAGACGTTGTTTCAACAAATATATCAATAATTAGCTTTAGATAAATGATTTTCGATAAAACAACAATATTAGGATCTTCTACCGAATATAAGTATTTCGGGTCAAATCTATATAATTATAAAAAAATCAAAACCCTAAAGGTTGAAGGTTTTTTAATTGATGATACTGTTTTAGATGAAGAATCATCAACCAATATCGCTACTATTGATGACTTTCTAGATACGGCAACAATGGAAAGTGTTACGATTAACGAAGTAGATTTCGGCACAGGTAAGTTAACTCAAATCTCCTTTTCTGAT